TGATCCAACCTGCGCGCGGAACGATCGACCTTTGAGGATCTGTTCGATCTGAGCGTTTGTTGGACTTTGAGCAAAGTACTCGCGATTGAGCCCAAGAGAATTCATCTTGCGAAAGAAGATTCCAAGAGCTGTCGGATTGTCAGTTGAAACAACGAGGTTGTCCCAGACTAAGCGCTTTGCGTGCGCTCCAGTCTGAACTTGCGCCTTGATGGCGAACATTGTCTTTCCTGTCTGTGTTACTTTTGCTGTTGCCTCTACGATTTGAAGATCGTAGTCACCGTCCGGAAGCGGGTCGTAACTTCCGGTGTCTGCTGCCTCTTTGACGAGGTCGCCCCAATTTAGGGTACTCATTGTTGTTACCTATCTTTCTGTCTCGTTGTTTATTTTTTTGCTTTTGGTTTTTCACCAAACACAATATCAAGCATTCGCTCGATACCGAGGTTTTCTTGCTCGACAATTTTGCCGAGCCTACCTTGAACGCGCTCTCCAGCTTCAAACTGGTTAGTTCGCTCAACGTACATACGACGCGCTTTGTATGGCGGCTGCGTAGGATCGCCTGTTGAGAATTCTTCAACAGTAATCGCTCCTAGGATGTCGTAGAAATATGGTGCTTGAATCGCAAGTTGACCTTGCAGGTACGGGCGATAGCGGCCGTCTTGGCTCTGACGAGCCATCGCGGTAAGAACTACAGCCTCGAGCGGCGCAGTCGGGTGCATCGTCAAGTCACGCAAGTCACGCAATAACGCGCCCATGTGACGAAGAAGCTCACCCCATTGCTGCATCTGCATTTGATTTGTGCCGGCGATATTATCCATGCACTTAACTTGAAGTTCAGACACGGAGTCAATAATCAATGACTTAAACTGGTGTTTGCCAAGCTGCAGCCATTGATACGCCTTGAGCACTGTGTCGTACTCTGTCACGTTTACAACGCATGTATCCCAAGTTCCATCTGCTACTGGTGGTTCTTCTCGTAGAGGATCCCAGTACTTAACGTTGATTGGCAAGAATCTATGTCCGCCTTCAACGTCAAGCATGAGACGAGGATACGGTGCTGTCACCGCGAATGTTGATTTACCTACCTTAGACTCTCCATAGACCATCATGGTCAAGGAGCGTTGTACTTCACTCATTGTCACTCACTTCCTTTTATGTCTCTTGATTTGTAGTATTCATACGGGTCGGCGACCTCGTACATCTCAGTGATTGCGTTCTCGGCGGCGCTACCGTCGTCGATAAGCGGACAAACACTAAAGAACTGGCACTTCCACTTACAGTCACGACTAGGCCGTGGGTAAGCTACGAAGTTGTGATCTTGGCCTTCATCAAGCGCTTTCTTTGTTTCAAGTAAGTCTTTGATTGTGCCATGGATTCTCGCCCAAAATGATCGCAATGCGAACACATTATGACGAACTTCAATTTGCTCATAGAACGGCGGTCTTGCGTTAGCTGAACGCTTGACTTTCTTTAGCATTGTAAAGATGCCGCCTTCACTTCGTTCTCCTTCTTTATTTTGCGCCGTTTCCAGCATCATATAAGTAAGGATCTGCTCATTCATATGAGCCATTGAAGTGAAGTCTGTAAATGATCCGCCGACAGTCTTGAAGTCACGGAACATGCGAACGCCGTCACCGCGACGACGAACGCGCATGTCGAGCTTGCCTTGAAGTTCAACTGCGCCGTCAAACAAAGGCATGCTGATGATTTCTTCTGTTGAGATCATTTCAAGCTCTGCATCTATGCCATTCTCTTCTACCCATTGAAGATATCCTTCAAGCATGATTCGGCCAAGCTCGGCTTCACTGTCAAGGTCTACAGTGTCGCGGTAGCTTTCGGTAAGAATCTGACGATCTCGCTCTACGAACATAGAGTGAGCCTCAAGCAGCGGAATATTCTGCCCGTAGTACGCGTCAAGTGCGTTGTGAATTCTAGAGCCAAGTGCCAGCGCGCCGGTCATGTTCTGAGTCCTTGGTTGAAGACGTCGGTAATACGACAACCACCACTTTCGTCTACAGTCTTTATACGTTTGTAGTTCACTATTAGACAGCTTGTACGGCATGTCTACCTGTGTGATTATGTCTGCCATTATGCTTTCTCCGATCGCAACATGTCAAGAAGTTGCGCCTTGTCTCGAACTATTTGTTCGAAGTTGTCTGCTTTTGTATCTAACACTTGGATTACGCGTTCTTCAATCGTGTCTTCAGTGACGTAGTCCATGATAACGATGCTGTCATGAATCTCGCTACCAATACGATGTACTCTGTCCATTGCTTGCTTGTGATCTATAAGTGACCATGGGCGTTGCAACATGACTAGCCGGCGTGCTGCGGTAAGCGTGATGCCAACGCCGCCAGCTTGGGCAGTGAACAATATCCATTTAATTTTTCCAGACTGAAAGTCATCAACTGCTTGCTGACGCTCGTCCTCATTTTGAGCGCCAGTTATTAAGCCATGAGGAATCTTTTTAGCCGTCATCTGTGCACTTAGCAATTCAATGAGCTGGCGAGATACTGCGCAGACCGCGACCGAATCATCGCCAAAGTCTCCATTTGATATGTCGTCCATAAGCGCGTCTACTTTGCACGATGGTTCTGCAAGAACGGCTTTCATTTCACCTGTATCTTCGTCAATATCTAACTGCGCGTACGAACTGGCAAATTGCAGCAAGCGTATAGTTTGTGTCAGTGGACTCGGTGCTGTAAGAGCGTCGCCACCTTCGAGTTCGGCGATCATAAGATCACGCATTTGCTGATACGCTTTCTTTTGCTTAGTTGACATCTCAACATCGCGTCTCTCTGTTACTACTGGTGGAAGCCACTGCAACACCTTAGCTTTGAGCATTCGGCGCATGCGCGGATTTATCGCCGCGTAAAATTCTTCTTCCATATGAGGTTTTACACCAAGAACCATCATGCCGCCAAACGCGTTCAGCATTGTATTGATCATGCGATCTACCCAGCGAGTTTTGCTTGGCCATTCTTCAGGTGATAGCCAATGAAGAATCGGCCAAAGATCTAAGACGTTATTCGCTATTGGTGTGCCTGTAAGAGCAAATCTAAATTTAGCGTTTCCAGTTGCCGCCCACAGCGCACGGGTTTGTTTTGACTTTGGCTCTTTAGAGCGGTGGATTTCGTCAGCGATAACTGAGTTGAAATCAATCTTATTTAGCTCACGAATATGTACTTCACACCGATTTTCTGTGACTTTTTCATCGTGCCCTCCGCAGTCGCGGCAGCGTGCCAATGATACTGAGCCATAAGAAGACAACCGCGAGTGACCTCGAAGAGATTCCCAGTTAATAACAAATACATCAACGTCTTCATCAAATTGTTTCCGTCTTTGCATTGCCGAACCTTTGATTACCTGCACTTTTACATCAGGCCACCATCTGGAAAATTCTCTTTCCCAGTTCTTTTTAAGAGTGTTTGGGCAAACAACAAGCGCAGGGAATACCTTTTCACCGCGGCTACGCAGCTCTTTGAGCGCGGTTATTGCTTGCGCTGTTTTTCCAAGGCCAGGTTCATCAGCAAGAAGCGCTCTGTGTGCTGTAGCAAGAAACTGAACGCCAGCACGCTGGTGAGGAAACAATGAGTCTTCACCATCGATTGCTTCAACAGAACGAAGAGCGTTGGCAGGCGTGACACGCGTTGAAAGTTCGTTTGTCGCCCAGTCAGCTAGCCGCTGGCCAATAACAAGCTCTGACTTAAAAGTTGATCGTAGCGCTAGGCACGTTGCCCAGCCGACAGGCGTTTTCCACGTTTGTTCGCTAGTTGACCACGCAGCACCTGGGATACTCTTGCACAGTTCTTTGTACCGCCATTCAGCGTTAATAACTATGTATTTACCAGTGCTGTCGAGTTCTGCTTGTACTGTCACCTACACGATCCTTCCGTCATTTCGTATGTCTATATTACCATATACTAAGACACTTTACTGCAAGTTTGCAGATATTTTCTTAGTATATGGCTATGTAAGCAATTTCATTGGCTTCCAGCCAGTTTTTACTAACCTAAGAAGCCCGTGTCTTATCGCGTCAAGAGCGTGACCTTCTCCACCTCTATGCCAATACTCTAGTTTCTTAAGGGCTTCATTTGGAAACATTTTCTTTGCGTCTGATGGAGATTGAAAGATAAGTTCATCAGGGTCAATTCCGCAATCAAGCATGATGTACTTTAAAATGCCGATCTGTTCTAGACTATAAGGAGCCTGTGAGTTTCTAACTGTCTGCGCGTTTATAATGAACCTTTCGCACACGATCTCTACTTTAGAGTCTACTGCTTTAGCGTACCTAAGCGTCTCGTAAATAGGCAAGTGATACTCTCTCATTTGGTATTCACCTGATTTTTCAAGCACAGGCTCTCCACCAGGCGTAATTGAGAAAGTGCATATCCCGCTTGCTTTGCCCGGGTCTACTGAAAGAACTATTCT